CTGAACTGGAAAGTGTAAAGTCTTCTGAAATTTCTTCAAAATTTTCATCAAGACCTATAATAGTTACAACTTTACCATTATCATCCGCACCAACTTGTGCTCCTACAAGAACTCCAGCAGTATCAAACGCACTCCAAGGATAAAGTGTATCTTCCTTATCCCATACAGATGCAGTTGTATTGATTGATTGTGAAGGAGTTGCACCAAACTTGTGGATCTGTGATGCACCTCTTACCTTTCCACGGGAAACGTTTAGATCAAACTGTTCGTCCCAAATGTAATTTTTAAATCCCATCAGTTATCCCACCAAGTTACTCTCTTTGCGTCGGTGACTTTAATTTTTTTCTCTGTACTATGTGCTGGATAAATGCTGTGTACGATTGCACCAGGGTACTCATCTTGTAGATCCTCAGTAATCTCTTGTCTCGATGGAATCTCACCTTCGATTGTCATTTCCATCTGGTAGGTCTTACCTCTCCAGACAACATCAGCTTGATACTTCTCACCTACCTCTTGTGGTTCTGGTTGAGAACCATTGATGTATAGGTTACCGTTGAAGTCGCCAGAGATATTTACACTCTCCGACATAAAGTCTTTGAAGGATTTCATATCAGCAATTCCAAGCTCTAAGGGACTTATTGATTCTGCTATCGGGATCTCTAGCAGTTTTCTTAGAAGTAAGTTTCTTCTTCATACCTTTCATCCTTGCACAGAAGGAAGCACGACGCTTATTACCTTTCTTCTTGCTAGGTGCCTTGAGATCAGAACCAGGGTTCTCACGCTCATAGGACTTACGACCCTTCTCGTTTAGACCACCCTCTTTATTCTGTCCTGCCTTGCGGGTCCAAGCAGCACCTTCCTTTTGCATCTTCTTCACATTCTTCTGTGCTTCTGGATGCTCTCTAGAATAGACTTTCTTATCGTTGCTCTCTTCCATCTCTGTGCCGTCGTTAACGGTCTGCAGAGTTCCTCTTCCGTTACAGATAGAACACTTCTCCCCATCGGCATGATATCCAGTGGCATTGCAGTGACCACACTGGTGAGCAACCACGTCATACTTGAGACCGCAGTGCTCTCTAAATTGTCTAAAAGTTTTCATCGTTCTTGTGACTTCTTCTTTTACTAAGAACACTGGAGCGTCTGTTGGATCAGATTCCCAGAAACTAATAACACGACTTCCTGGATAGATCTTGTCTACAATTCTCTGAGCGCCAGGTCTCTGAAGAAGTTGTAACTTAGGTCTAAACACATTGACAGTAAACTGCTTCCCTCTCCATACGGCGGAGATGGTATAGTATCTGCCATACATTGTGGGAAGTCTTTCTGCCATCAGTTTCTAAATGCTACGGAAGTTGCCCAGACAGCAGTGGTCGCGCCTGTAGTTGCCTCTAAAGTTTCTGCTGGTTCTTTCTCGATCAATACTCTTTCTCCAGCAGCAAGGTAAACTTCATTACCATTACTATTTTCGATAAGTGCAGCAGTGGTGTTTGTATTTACAACGGAAACCAGAGTAGCATTCGAGAGAGCACTTGCAGCAGTTTGGATATTTACAGCCGCCCCTTTTGGTTTGAGGATCATTTTACTAAGTCTATAGTCTCTTTTTATTTATCTTTTTTCTTTGATGCGTCTTTCAGCATCTTCTGAAGATCTGCTGTACTACCAACAAAGAGAGCATTGGTCACGTTGGTTGGTCCACTTTTCTTCTCTTCTCTGACAGACTTCTTGTCTTTCTGAAGTGTCATCAATTTATCGGCAACGTCACCGACGTGCTTGATCAACTGTCCAGCAACTTCGTATGCTCTAGGATGATCAGAAGACATTGCCAGGTCAAGAGCGCCGTTGATAGCTTCTTGTCCTTTGTCCACCAGCAGGTATAAATTGGATCTGGCGTATTCATAGTCACTCTCTACGTCATCCTTATCCTCTTTGATTGGAGGTTTCTTTGCTTTTACCTCCTCCTGTGGTGCTACAATATCTGCAGTAGTTTCAAATACTTCGTCTAGTCCTTCAAAATTATCCATAGAAACTTGTCAATTCATTAAATCCAAAGTCGTCGCCCGAGGTGAGCAGATCGTCATCATCAGTGTTGATCAAATCAACTGGAGTGCCAGATGTTGCGGCAGCAGCAGACGTACCATTCTGTGCCCTGCGAACCGTCAACTTATTAGTATCTGGTTTGCTCTTGACATACATAACCTCATTCCCAATTTCAATATAGGACTGAAGTGGGATATTGGTAGAATCTAAGACTTCGATAGTCAATGCCTTGGCAGTAATATCTGTTGCCAGTTCCGTAGCACCATCCTTGTTTTGATCGGTCAGTGCTTTTGGAGTAACTTGATAAGATACCTGTCTGGTAGCAGTGAGATCGACATCTGTATAGTAATCGACCTTTGCTTTCTTGATGGGACTTGCAGTTCCAACAGGACCAAAGATGTATGCTTTAGCGGTGAATGTCAAAGTGAACAGGGTAAGTTTCCTGTCATCAAAGTTTCCTTCATAGTCATCTGTGTATGAGATGCTATTCAGAACGATAGGTACATCTCTGAAATCATTCATCTCATCAACCAACTTCAATGTGATGTTGTATGATGGTTGAAAGACTGGGAGAATCTGTTCGACAATCTCCAATGCTTCGTCGTTAGTCTTTGAGATAATATTCAACTCAAAGTCAACGTTATATGGTACAGGAGTATATTGCTTCTTGATGGCATTGGCACCATCTGGTTTAAGCGTCAACGTGATTGGACTGAGTTTTCTTGCACCATCGTAGGATACCCCAGTCATTTCAAAAGAAAGACGGGGGACCGTGATTGCAACTTTCTTGTTGAGATCTTCTTGCTCAGTAAGACGTGCTAAAAACTTTTGGCGAGGTCCATATGCCAAGGGCACTTTCATTCTGCTGTAGACAGTGCCGTCCTGGTTCTCTTTACGAACTTCGATGTTATTGAAAAGTGTACCAAATCCAATGACGCACTTTCTAATAATTTTGTTATATGTATATGTCCCTAACATATCAAGTTGCTACTCCAAATGGATTGGTTTCAGTAAAGTCAATAATGTCGTCAGCGAGATCTTCAAAAGCGACATTTTCATAGTATTTAGTATCTGTGCTTGCCATCTCATTTCTGCTTTCCAGAATGATAGTGGCACCAGAGTTACTACCCATGATTGTTTCGCCAATATTAAATGATGCAGTTGGGGATTTGAGTTTGATCCAACCCTCAACAGCATCCCATTCAACTAGGTTTGCAACAGCACCAGTAGTTCCACCAGTTACAGATTCTGGAACTTTGAATGCACCAGTGATGCCTGCAGGAGCAGCGGATAGTGTTGTAGATGCAGTGGTGTATCCACTACCTGCTGTATCAACGTCAATAATTTTGACGGACTTATACTCAGATCCACCGTTGACAATATTGATGGACTTAAGAACTCCGTTCTCGAAAGTGGGAACAAGGTTTGCTGCAACCCCACCACTATCAGGACTGCTGACTACAAGAGTTGTTCTGTCTTCGTCATACCCTGCACCACCATCAATAATTTGAACAGATCTGATTTCTCCTTCCTTTACTACAGATCTGATTACTGCAGACTTTGTTGGAGATCCACCAGACAATGTGATGTTTGCTAGGTATGCTGTTGCTGTAGCACCAGTACCATCACCAGTGATAGTTACTGTAGGTGCCTCATTGTATTTTGATCCAGGGTTTGTTACCAGGATTTGGGATACTGCACCGCCTTCCAGAATTGTGCTTGCTGTAGCATTAGTTCCAGGATTTGTGACGTAGTAGTATTTGACAGTATATCCAGTATCGATGAGTTCTTCATCATCTTCAAAGAAGTCTCCCTGCTCATCCTGGTACTCAAAGAGTTCACACTTGAGTTTGTAGACATAACCCTTACCAAGCTGGTAGAATGGTTCTTCGTGCTCTACAAACTTAATTTCAAAATAGTTATTACTCAGTGGAAAATAAATTAGATCTCCTTCTTGTGGACGTTCTCCAACTTCTACATCAGTATCGAGAAGGAGGAACTGAGAGATGAGATCGGAAAATCTTTGCTGCGAGATAACCATTGTGATCTCATCAGTTTGTCTGATACCAAACTTAGTCAGAAGATCTCCACCACCTTGGAACCCTTCGTTGTTTTCTAAGTATGCTTCAATCACATAAGAATCGTCAAACTCGGATATAACTTCTTCGTTGAAGACACCATCCTTCTGCACAAGTTTTCTTGGAATGTATAGGATGTCCATTCCAAACATCTTGAGATATTCCTCCACAATATTTTGCTGAAGGAATTGTTCGTTGCGAGTTCCGTGTGTGAAGTATACGTTTCTCATCCGATCATATCCATTGGTGGGATTTCATAACTAGAAAGCATTTCGTCCTCAAGTTTCTGGACCGCTTCTTTACCTTCGTTGTAAATGAATTCACCATTCATAGTGATGCCACCAGGAAGTTGAGCACCTTGGAACTTAATCAGGTTTGCACCCCATTGACGGCGGATCAACGCAGTAAGATAACGCTTTACCCATGGATCGTTATATACTGCAGTAAAGTCTGTTGGATCAACTGCACGATAGCAATCAAGAACTAAGTAATCGCCATCCGCAATATCTTCTTGGAAGTCGATGTCAAGATACAGACGGTCTCCACGCATCTGCCATCTCAACTGCTTCTGACCTTCTAACAGGAAGTAGATGTCTTCCAGTCTACGGTTGACCATTTCATATGTTAGAATCTCTGTATTGGTCAGATCCCAGAGATCATTCAGTCTCCACTGATAGCGAACGTCGAACAGGTTTGTTGTGTTCTTAGAAACAAAATCAAAT